AGCTGCAGAAGGTCAGTGGATAGACTGTGATAATGTCCGTTTTAGGTATTCTACACCCGAAAAAATAGGTGGTTGGAAACAGTTGGGTGCTGACAATGTAACAGGTGCAGCTAGAGCTTTACATCAATTTACAAACAGTGAAGGTAGAAAGTATTCTATTATAGGAACAAATAGAGTTTTATACGCATACTCGGGTGGTGTGTTTTATGACATACATCCAATCAAATCTACAACAACACTTACAAATGCTTTTACAACATCTAACGGGTCTACTGAGGTCACTATAAATTTTTCTGGTGATCACAACATATCAGCAGGAGATATAGTTTTATTAGATAATTTTTCAACTGCTACTAATTCAAACTTTGATTCTGATGATTTTGATGACATAAGATTTATGGCAACAACTGTGCCATCTTCAAATAAAATTACAATTACAATGCCTTCTGCGGAAACAGGTTCTGGAGCATCTCAGTCTGGTGGTATTAGGGTAAGACATTATTTTAGTGTAGGTCCTGACGTGCAAGCACAAGGTGATGGTTGGTCACTTGGATCTTGGGGTGGAACAGAGGTAGGTGCTTTTACAACAGTTTTATCTGCAGACATATCATCATCCTCTACAAGCATAACATTAAATGATGCATCACAATTCCCATCATCAGGAACTAGTTTTATTCAAATAGGAACAGAGGAGATATCTTACACAGGTCTTTCAGGTAATACTTTAACAGGTGTAACCAGAGGTGTAAGAAACACAACCGCAGCATCACACACAGCAGGAGCCACAGTTACCAATTCTTCAAACTTTGTAGCATGGGGTGAAGAGGCATCAGGAGACTTAACTGTAGAACCTGGTATGTGGTCTATTGATAACTTTGGCGATAAAGCTATTTGTTTAATTACTGACGGTGAATGTTTTGAATGGAACTCAACAGCAACAAACGCCACATCAAGCAGAGCAACTATTATTACCAACGCTCCTACGGCGTCAAGACATATGCTAGTGTCTACACCGGATAGACACTTAGTTTTCTTTGGAACAGAAACAACGATTGGTGATAAGACTACACAGGATGATATGTTTATTAGATTCTCAGACCAAGAGGATATTAACACGTACACACCTACAGCGACCAATACAGCTGGTACACAGAGACTGGCTGACGGATCACGGATCATGGGAGCGATTAGAGGTAGAGATGCAATCTATGTTTATACGGATACAGCTTTGTTCTTACAAAGATTTGTAGGTCAACCGTTTACGTTTGCATTTATACAAGTTGGTACAAACTGTGGACTAGCAGGTAAAAATGCAGTTGTAGAGGTAGATGGAGCTGCATACTGGTTTTCAGAAAATGGTTTTTTTAGATATGCTGGTGCTTTAGAAACATTACCTTGTCTTGTAGAAGATTTTGTTTATGACGATATTAATTTAGAACACGGTAATCAAATGATAACTGTAGGACTTAATAATTTGTTTGGTGAGATTATGTGGTTTTACCCAACCGCAAACTCTTCTGTGGTAAACAGAATGGTTTGTTATAATTATCAAGACTCATCACCAAAAAGACCAATATGGACAGTGGGAACATTAGCTAGAACTGCATGGGCTGACTCTGCTGTATTTGGAAGTCCACACGCTTTAGAATATGATGCAGACGGAGTAGAACCAGCAACTTCATCTACGTATGTGCAAGGAAACACAGATGGTATTTCAACATACTATCAACATGAAACAGGGACCGATCAAGTTAAAGGTGGAACAGTAACAGCCATTACAGCTAATATATTATCGGGAGACTTTGATATTACACAAAGAGTTATTAGAGGCAGACAAACTAATATTGCAGACCTTAGAGGCGATGGTGAATTTTTAATGAAGATAAGAAGATTTATACCAGACTTTATATCTCAAACTGGTAACACAAGAATAACATTAAATTTAAAAAATTACTCTAATGATACAGCTTCTAGTTCGTCACTTGGACCTTTTGATATTAGTTCATCTACAACAAAAGTAGACACACGTGCAAGAGCAAGAGCAATAGCTCTTAAAATAGAAAACATAAGCACGTCTCAAGACTGGAAGTTAGGAACTTTTAAATTAGATATACAATCGGATGGTAGAAGGTAATGGCAAAAATAGTACAAGTATTAACAAGACCTAGTGAAGAATACAAACAATCTGTAGCAGATGCACAGGTTAGAGATCTCGATGGTGTAATACAAAAATTAAACACAACGTATCAACAAGAACTTAAGGATGAAGTAGAAGCCTCAAACTTCTTTTTAACATAATGGCAAATAGTTTTATAAATAAAAAAGCAGACTTAACAACTACAGATCTTACAACACTGTATACAGTGCCTTCTTTTAAGACTGCTGTTGTAAAATCAATTTTAGTATCTGAAGATGCAGGATCAGGGGCTAATATAACAGTGACGTTAGTGGACGCATCGTCTAATATATTTAGCTTATTTAAAACAAAAGCTATATCTTCAAATGCTACAACAGAGCTTCTAACACAGCCTCTTGTTTTAGAGGCGGGTGAGGCTTTGAAAGTCCAGGCCAGCGATGCAAATGAATTGCATGTGGTGGCTTCAATATTAGAAATAGAACCAAGAGAGGTAATAACGTAATGCAGACAATAAAACCAGAAAAGATAATAACAACCATATCTAACCTAAAAACAGGTGAGGTATACAAAACAGATGACGAATGGAGAGCAAAAGGCGTTCCAGAAGCAGAGATTAGAAGAGACGTTAAAGTAATAATGCCTTCGCTTGATTTGTTCCCAAAAACCAAGTAGTGTGAAAAAATGTCAATAATTAGATCAAATATAGCCAGACAATTACTAGCCGAAGGTGGAGCACCTAGAAAGGGTTATGTTACAGGTGGTGATATCGAAGACGATGTAGCTCAAATGGAAATGGATATGGGCATTAGTGGTGGACCTGGCCCAAGTGAATATTCTGGCATGGACCAAGAGAGTCAAGCAGAAGTAGATCAAGCTAGATTTGATGCTGGATTTAGATCTCCTGATTTTACAAACTTAGGTGTAAGTGAGGGCTCTGATACCCCATCTTTTTTTCAAAGAAGTATTGATGCTCTTGGTGCCGGATTACAAAATAGAAGAGGTCAAAGTATAATGAATTTTTTAGGTAGATCCACTGCACCAACAGTACTAGGTAAATTAGGTTTAGGTAACAGAGGAGATATAAACTATATTTTAGAACAATTACAATCTAACAAAGGTGATCCAGTAGCCATTGGTTTAACCCCTAAACAATTTGAAATAGGACAAAAACTTATTGATGCAGGCATAAGAGATGAGTTTGATATTAGAAACATGACACAATCACAATTTGATACATTGTTTCCAGGACCACAAACAGGTGAAGGTGGAGACAGTGAACCTATGAGGAGATTACGAGCACCTATTACAGAAGATAAAAAAGAAGAACCAAAAAATGAATTTGATGAATTGTTAAAATTCTATGGTGCAAGGTTTGAAGATGGCGGTGAAGTAAGAGAAGGATATTTTGGTGGTGGAATTACTGATGTTTTTAAAAAAGGTGTAGGAGCTGTAAAGAAAATTGTTAAATCACCAATAGGTAAAGCTGCAATTTTAGGGTTTGGTTTAAAATTTGCAAAGCCAGATTTATTTGCAAATGCTTTTGCAAAAGATAGTTTTATTATGAAAAATAAAGCTCTGTCAGGTATATTAGCAGCTTCTTTAGCGGCGGGAGCCCTAACTAAAGAAGAGGAAGAAGATGATACATTACCAGCAGCACAAAGATCAGATCCAGCGTTTCAATCATTATTAGCGTATTATGGTGGTCCTAGAAGATTTGCTGCAGAGGGTGGTATGATGGAGCAGGATGAAATGTTAGATTTAGATGGCAAAGAGATGGATCTTAGAGGTGGTGGCTTTGTGCCATTAGGAGAATATGAGAAAAAAGACGATGTGCCAGCAAGATTATCTAAGAATGAGTTTGTTATGACGGCAGATGCGGTCAGAGCAGCAGGTGGAGGAAGTGTTGATAGAGGCGCAGATATAATGTATAAAACAATGAAAACCCTGGAGAATAAAGTAGCATAATGGCAATTCAAGAACAAAGAACATTACCCGCACCGTTTATAGAAGATATTGGTCAAGATTTTGCCAAGTCTCTTATCGGTGTTACGGGATTACCAGCACTAGCAACAGACATATCAGGTCAGTTAACAAAAAGAACAATTCAAGATCCTGAAGATGCTAGTAAATTTAGATTAGAAACAGATGAAGAATTAGCAAACAGACAA